TTACGTTATTAAGAAACAAATTAATGAATCAGTTTCTGACTATATTGAACCTATGAAAAATAGAAGACATTATACTTCTTATTCTGCAGCCTTCAAAAGATTAAATTTAATTGCTAAAGAAGTTAATACATTGACAGAAACTGTTGAGGGTATTTCATTATTTAGTGAGCAAAAGAAATATACATTAAGAACTCCAAAACCTGAGGTATCTGCTGAGGAACCATCACCAATGGAAGAACCTATTGACGCTCCGATGCCGGAACCCACACCATCACCTGCAGAGCCTGAGATGCCATCTATGGATGATGAAATGGGTCCTGAAGAACCAATGGATTTACCTGAACCATCTGATGAAATGCCGTCAGATAATGATATGGAAGATAACGAAGATGTTTCTTTCAAAACTATTCAAAAATTAACAGGTAAATTAGCTCAAAAAATTAGAGATTTACAAGATAATGAAGAAGATATCTCATCAAAAGACGCTAAATACGTAATTAACTCTATATTGTCGGCAATAAGTGATAACTTAGATGAAGACGATAAAGAGGACATTATTGGTAAATTAGAAGGTGAAGATGAAGATGTTGAGGATATGGGAGGGATGGAAGATGAGATGGGTGATGAAGAATTACCAGTTGGAGATGAAGAGTTACCTGTTGATTCAGAAATGACTGAGAATTGGAATGAAGGTGAAGTTAAAGAAGAAGACTTTTTAAGTGGAGTGTTTAATAACATCTTCAAAGAAAGTCAGGTTGATAAAATTTTGAAAGGTTACTTTGTGATTAACGAAAATGAAAAAAAATTCATTAACGAAAAGAAAGAAAATAACAAAACACAATTAAAGAGTAAGGTTCAAAATTCAGTTAATGAAATCAACAGATTAAGTGAATCTAAAGAACAAAGAAAAGTGGCTAAAGATATCATGTTAAAATTCCCAAAAGTTAATTTTGTTGGGAAAACAAACAAAGGTAATTTGGTTTTTGAAAACAACAATAAGCAACTCAAGGTGGGACGTAATGGGCAGATACTATGAGTTTTTTAGTTTTTGTTAATGGATTAGGTTCAAACTATAGAGGAAATAAAATTTATGAATTTATTTTCTCAGACAATAATGATGTGTGGGGTGACGACTGGGATACAAATCCCGCAAACGGAAACCCAACTTCACCGGAGATTGAAAAAATTAGAAGAGTTGGAGTTTTGAATAGAGAAGACATAGAAATGGAGCTCATTCAGAACTCCGATTTTTTTTGTATGAAAGATGCGGTTGATAATGTAATTGCATTAGCTTGGGAGAGTGATAGAGACATTGAGGATAGGTTAGTCTTTCATTATGGAATGACTGAGGATGAAGTTAAAGATAAATTATATGAAAAGGATATTATCCTTGAATTTTATAAAGAATTTGAAAAAAGATGAGTACAAAAATTAAAATTCAAAAAATGTTAAATGAGGGATTTAGTAAAAAAACTTTAAGTAAGTTAACAGAATCTCAATTAAATTTGCTTTACAGAAAAGTAATAAAAGAGGCGACTACCGAATATGATTTAAGTAAAGAAGAAGATAGAAAACTTTACAAAGAAAAAACAGGTAATGAAGTTTCTAGTGATGGAAAAATAAAGGTTTCTGCCGAATTAGGAGAAGCGGACACTGTTTATCCTTTTTCATCAGCAGGTGAAGTGATTTGTACCAGCATCGGAGGTAATAAATTTGATGGTTCTACATGTAGAACTGTTAATCAGGATGGTAGTTATTTAGAATATAATTTTGGTAACGATAAAGATAAAATAAAAGCCGCAGAAGCTATGGGAGGTAGGTATGAGGGTGGCTCAGTTAAAGTTGCTGCTGAATCAAGAATTATGGAAAATAAAAAGAATAAAAAGAAAAACCCTTGGGCGATTTGTACCTCAACTATGGGTGAAAAGTTTGGTACCACTGAAAGAAGTGAGTGGACTAAAAAACAAACTGACAAATACGAAAAATGTGTTTTAGGTGTTAAAGAAAAAATTAAAGAAGGTAAAAATCCGTTTGAATTCATTTTGGAAATGAAAATGGAGGAATTAGTTGAAAATGCTTTGAGACCTAAAATGTCAAAGAAAGATTTACTTGAAACAATTAAAAATCAAAAAATGATTTCTGAAGACTCTAAGACTAAAGAAAAAGAAAGAACTAAAGAAAAGGAAAAGACGACTACTCCTCAGAGAAAAAGTCCGTTCAAACCGGCACCAAACACTGACCCGGCACCTAAAGGTTCTAAGACTAAAGAAAAAGAAAGAACAAAGGAAAAGGAAAAAACTACAACACCACAAAGAAAGAGTCCATTTAAACCAGCTCCGAACACTGACCCAGCACCTAAAGGTGAGTTACCAAACTTTTTGAAGTTTGATACTATGAATATAAAATTAAAGGAAGATTAATAAGATGAATAAGACAGATTTAGTTAATAGATTACGAAGAAGACTTAATGAGGCTCCGATTGATTATGAGGGACCTGAAAAAATGTCACCGGATATCCAATCAAAAATAGAAAAGAAAGAAACTCCTTTTTCATCAATGAAAGGTTTCCCTGAAATTACCCCTGAAGGTCCTAACACACCATCTTCATTTGAGGAATTAATTGCGTCTAAAAGATTTAAAGACGTAGTTAATAATCTTAAAAGATATACAGGAATGCAAGACATTACATCTCAAAATGCAATGATGCAATTACAGATGATGGTGATGAGAGGTATGCAGGAGATTGCTCAGATTGAAAGTGAAAACCAAGAATATCTTGAGGAATTAGCCGTTGAGTTGATTAAGAAAGAATTTGGAATACCTGAAGGGGCATTGCAATTTGATGCCAAGTTAACAAAACCTGGTGATATTGACTCTGAAGGATTTAAACAAAAAGGAGAACAACCATCTGAAGAAGAAGTTGAAGATATGTTTGGTGAAAATGAAGAAGAACTTGACGACTTCATGGATGCGTTTGAAAAATTTGATTTAGAAAAGGCGAAAAGAAGATTTATTAACTCGTTGATTCAAGGAGCGGCTAAAAAGTCCTCATATATGTTTGAGTTGTTAAATAGAGAATTAAATGCTATCAACCCAAGATTATTGAATCTTTATGGTGTGTTTATGTCATTTGCCGATTCATTATATTGGTTAATGCCGGACTCAATGGTACAAGGAATGGCAGGTAGCGGTCAAGCAACATATGGTAAATCTGAACTTGATGCTAAAACTGACCCACCAACTGTTAAGGCTCGTGGTGTTAACTTACCAATTTTAATTCACGAATTGGCAAAAGGTGTTATGGAAATTGCTGGTACTTACGGATTACCTCAAGATAAAAGAAGACAAGAAGCGGTTCTTAAATCTGAAGATACAATTGTTGGTGAGATTTGGGATATGAGATTAGGCCCTGTTATTTGGGAAAAATTCAGAGAAGCTTATCCTGATGAGTTATTTGAAGACGATAAGAAAAACTTACAACAATATTTCATGGTTAAATTTGCGGAATTAACACCGACTGAGTTCTTCAAAATGGCAAAAGAAATTATGTCAGGAAGTGCAAGAGGTAAGAAAATGGTCGCTAACATGGTTCAAGAAATTAAAGACGAGTTACAACAACAAGACTTTGAAGATGCTATAGGTGGTGAAGATGATGATGACGACGACATGGACGACTTCTTAAAGAGTTTAGGAATAGGATAGAATAAACCCCTCAATAGAGGGGTTTATTATTTAAAACAGGTTAGTATATTTATTTTATATGAGTTTAACTAAAGAAGCTGTTTTAATGGAATATGCAAAGTGTATGAAATCAACACCATATGCTTTGAAAACTTATCTACAGACGTATGATAATACACAACAAAAATATGTCCCATTAGAACTATTTCCCGACCAAGTTAGTTTGGTTGAGGACTATGAAAATTACAATGAAAACATTGCTTTAAAATACCGACAAGCCGGTGTATCCACAGTTACTGCTGCTTGGTCTTCAAAAAGATTAGTTTTTGCTAAAAAAAATAAACCTGAGAAGATTCTAATTATTGCGAATAAATTAGATACTGCGGTTGAAGTTGCAAATAAAATTAGAGGGTTTACGGACCAATGGCCGAGCTGGGTTGGGGTTGGTTTCTCTGTGGAGAAGAATTCACAAAGACACTTCAAATTAACAAACGGATGTGAGGTTAAAGCCGTTGCGACATCAAAAGATGCTTTACGTGGTTATACTCCAACAATATTAATATTTGATGAGGCGGCATATATTGATGCTGATGAAGATTTTTGGGCGGCTTGTATGGCGTCATTATCCACTGGAGGTAAAGTAATTGTAGTATCAACTCCAAATGGATTTGACCCAATTTATTATGAAATTTACGACCAAGCCTTAAAAGGTATGAATGAGTTTAAAATCTCTGAAATGGTTTGGTGGAAAGACCCAAGATATGCTAAGGACTTACAATTAATTAATGTTAAAGACATTATCCATTATTATTTAAATCGTCATGAATATCAAGAAACTGAAATTATTGATTATAATGGGAAAGAAAAGAAATTTGACGAGATTAGAGAATTAATTAATAAGGGGTATAAACCATCCTCATCTTGGTATGAGTCAATGGTTAAAAAGTTAAAATACGACAAAAGAAAGGTTAATCAGGAATTGGAATGTGCATTCTTGGGTTCTGGTGACAACGTATTTGATTCAAATTTACTTGAAAAGATTAAAAATGACGATTTAAGAGACCCTGAAACTACAATGATGGGTGGGGGTTTATGGATTTGGAAAGAACCTGAAGTTGGTAAAAAATATATTATGGGGGTTGACGTGAGTAGAGGTGATAGTGAGGACTTTTCAACATTTCAAATAATTGATTTTGATAGTAGGGAACAAGTTGCCGAATTTATTGGTAAATTACCTCCCGATACTTTAGCAGAAGTGTGTTTTAAATGGGGTAATATGTATAATGCCTTTATTGTAATTGATATTACAGGTGGTATGGGTGTTACAACTTCATTAAGATTGAGAGAATTAGGTTATAGAAACATGTATGTTGACGGTGTGGATATGTCAAATAAATGGAAGTTTGACCCAAAAATAAATGATAAGATTCCGGGAATTAACTTTAACGCTAAAAGGGTTCAAATTATTGCAACATATGAGGAATATTTAAGACATGGTTTTATAATTAGGTCTAAACGATTACTTGGCGAAATGCACACCTTTGTGTATATTAATGGGAGACCGGACCATCAAAAAGGACAACATGATGATTTAATTATGTCAACTGCAATGGCAATATACGTTGGGGAGTCTTCATTTACCCAACTTTCTAAGAATATGAACCAAGCGAAGGTAATGATGGAATCATGGACTGTTAATACAAATGACGTACAACAAACATCATATTTTAATCCAATTGTTGGTGTTGATAACAAACAACATAGAAATCAACCAACAAAAAAGGATTATGAAAACTATTTATGGTTATTCAAAGGATTATAATATGGGATTCATAAAAAGAAGAAAATCAGGTAAAATACAGACAACTAAGTTAGTTGTCCCTGGACAAGGAGTTAATTCGGTAAAAAAACCCGAAGGCGATAAAAAAAGTTCAAAATAAGGTTTATTGGGAACTTTAATGAGTTATAATTAGATATGAGTGAAAATAAACTAACAGTTTGGCAAAGGTTATCACAAACATTCGGACCCAATTCTCTTTTGGGTCAGGATTATCCTACATACAAATATGATAAGAAAGAGTTATTAAAAACTCCGTCTAAACAAGATTACGAAAGAGAAAAATTACAAGCCCAACAAACCTATTATTTAGCGAATCAATGGGCTAAGATTGAGAATAATTTATATACTCAAGCCACGTATTACGAACCAACAAGATTGGCATCGTTTTATGATTATGAGTCTATGGAGTTTACACCTGAAATCTCAGCGGCATTAGACATATACGCTGAGGAGTCAACTACCATCAATCAAGATGGATATATGTTACAAATATATTCTGAATCAAGACGAATTAAATCAATACTTGCTGACTTATTTAACAATATTTTAGATATCAATACAAACCTACCAATGTGGACTAGAAACACATGTAAGTATGGGGATAATTTTGTTTACTTAAAATTAGACCCGGAAAAAGGTATTGTTGGATGTATGCAAATGCCAATTGTTGAAATTGAAAGATTGGAGGCGGGTATGGGGTCTCACTCTACCGATTCAACAACAGACCCAACAAAAAAACATTTAAAATTTAAATGGAAGCAAAAAGATTTAGAATTTAATACATGGGAGGTTGCTCACTTTAGATTGTTAGGTGATGATAGAAGATTACCGTATGGTACTTCTATGTTAGAAAAGGCTAGACGTATTTGGAAACAGTTACTACTTTCTGAAGACGCTATGTTAATCTATAGAACATCAAGAGCACCTGAAAGAAGAATTTTCAAAGTATTTGTTGGTAATATGGACGACGCCGATGTTGAACCATATATCCAAAGATTTGCAAATAAGTTTAAACGTTCTCAAGTTGTGGACCATCAAACAGGTAACGTAGACATGAGATTTAATCAAATGGCCGTAGACCAAGACTTCTTTGTACCTGTAAGGGACCCAGCTCAAGCATCCCCGATTGAAACATTGGCAGGAGCTCAAAACTTATCAGAAATTGCGGATATTGAATATATTCAAAAGAAATTATTGACAGCATTAAGAGTACCTAAAGCATTCTTAGGTTTTGAAGAAACTGTTGGGGACGGTAAAAACTTATCCTTACAAGATATTCGTTTCGCAAGAACCATCAACAGAATTCAAAAAAGTATGTTGCAAGAATTAAATAAGATTGCAATCATACATTTGTTTATTAAAGGATTTGAAGATGAAATTTCTAATTTCCAACTAAGTCTAACAAACCCATCAACTCAGGCTGATTTGATGAAGATTGATGTATGGAAAGAAAAAGTCTTATTATATAAGGATATGGTTGCAGATACTGGAAATGGTATTGCTCCTGTATCAGTATCATGGGCTAAAAAACATATTCTTGGTTTCTCAGATGAAGAAATTAAACTTGATTTACAACAACAAAGAATTGAAAAAGCTGTTGGTGAGGAACTTAAAAAGACTGCTGAAGTTATTACACATACAGGTTTATTTGATAATATTGACAAATTGTATGGTAAAAAAGACACTGAGGAAGTTAAACCTGCAGAGGGTGGTTCTGAACCATATGGAGGTCCAACACCACCATCATCAGATTTTGGTGATTTAGGTGGAGGTTTAGAATCCCCATCTGAAGAACCGGCACCGGCCGAAGCACCCGCAGGCGAAACAGTACCTGAAAGTGATTTTAATAAAGAAAGTTTAAATATTTTATTAGAGAATACAGGGATGTTAGGTGAAGATGAGGTGATTGATTTATCTAAAGCAAAAAAATCTTTAGGTGAAATGGAAAATGAATTGAATAAACTACTTCGTAATTAGTATTTATAATAAAAAAGAAAATGAGATTCGGAGTAATAAAAACATTGGTTGAGTCAAAATTAGTGGAATCTTTCAAAAAGAATAATTTGAAAGAGGATATGAGACTATTAAATACTAAGTTATTGAAAAATAAAGATTTTTGTAAAATGATGAGCGTTTACGATAATCTAAATGAAAATAAAGGTTTGGATAAAGAGTCAGCAAATTATTTAATTGATGATTTAGTAAAAGAATTTAATTCAGTTAAGTTAAATGAGAATACTATTAAATTTATTAAGTCTTGGACTAGTGATGTTGTAAAGGAAAATAAGTATAGTAAAATAGACGATTTAATTTACGGTGACACAATTAAACCTGAAAAGAAATCAATTGCTAGAAAGGAGATTGTTGAGTCATTAAATAAAATTTCAGTTATTAAAGAAAATAAGACACCGAAGGTTCCAATCAGTACATTATTGAAAGTCGCTAATAACACCGCTAAAAAATATCTTGAAACACTAACAGAATCAGATAGACAAAAAGTTTTAGATGTAATTTCAGTTGACGATAAAACTCTTAAAGTTAAATTTGAGGAACTTAAAGAGAATACAATTTCAAAATTAGATAATCTAATTAATGAATCTGACGAGGAATTAAATAAAAGACTTACAGAAACTAAAGATAGAATTCAAAAAACTATTATTTCAAAAGATGAGTATGTTAAACTTTGGAAGTTAAACCAAAATATCTAACAAAGATATAAAATAATTTTATAAATCCGACTAGATGTCGGATTTTTTTTTGACTGAAAACCAAATGGGGATTATACTTTAACAGAAATAAACGGTATATGAAAAGAATAGATGAAAAAAGGGAAATCTTGTGAATTGAAGGGATATAAAAATTTCAAATGTAGATACGGAACAGTAGATTCAAAAAATTTAAAATCAATTTATTTAAACTTACAGACTTGGGTTGAACCAATATCTGATGAACTTAATTGGGATAGACACGTCTCAATATTATTAAAAAACATTAAATCAACAGTTAACGAATTAATTGATACATTATTATTTGAAACAAAGACAATAGTAGATTTAGATTTAAGAACTAGCGGAATCTCAATTCATAAAAAGTCATTTATGAATTTAGAAATTACTTTCTTCGTTAAAAAGCAATTAGATTTCAAATCACAAGAAGTTAGAAACTTTGTCAAAACAATTATTGACGGAGTTGAAAAAGATAATTTCAAATATAACAGGTGTTTTACATTTCATTTGACTAAAACAATTAAATCTCAAAAAACAGTAAAAATAGAAAATAATTAGTATTTATCTATAAAACGATAAAATGCAAAATTATAAGATATTAGGTCCAACTGAGATTGGTAGAGGAATTCTAATTGAAATGGATGCGGGGTATGTATCCCCAAGTGAGATGAATAATTTAAAATTTTTACAAGAGAGTAAAGATTTTAAAGATTACTCAAAACCTTTTGAGTTTTATGCGGTACTTCAAAAATACGACACCCCAAATAGAAATGGTAGAATATATCCTGAAAGAATATTAAAGAGAGAGTCAGAAAATTATAAGAAAAATTATATTGGTAGAAAAACTGCATTATCCGAACTAAATCACCCTGAATCTTCTTTGATTGACTTAGATAGAGTATCTCACATTATTACAGATATGTGGTGGGACGGTAATGTACTATTAGGTAAATTATTATTACTTACTTCACCAGGATTCCATGAGAGAGGAATTGTATCAACTAAAGGAGACCAAGCGGCTAACTTATTAAGACTTGGTGTTACATTAGGTATATCATCAAGAGGTGTTGGTTCATTAAAAAAAGTTGGAGATAGAAATGAAGTTCAAGATGATTTTGAATTAATCTGTTTTGACTTAGTGTCGTCTCCGTCAACTCCTGGGGCATATCTTTTTTCGGACCCGAATGACAGATATAAGTACGAAGAAAACCTTCAGGAAGAAAAAGAAGAAAAAGCGGCTAGAGGTTTAAACAAATCGCTTGATTTAATGAGTAAACTTTCCGATTATTTAGGAAAATAATATATTATGGAACTAGACGAAAAATATTTTGTGGCAAAAGTACAATATGACTTGCCAGATGAGAACTCAGGAAAAATTAAAAAAGTAAGAGAAGAAAAACTTGTTAAAGGTTATAATGTAACCGATGTTGAAGCAAAAGTTACAAAGGCTTACGAGTCTTTTAGTTATGATTGGAGAATTACCTCAGTAGCTGAAAGTAAAATTGATGAAATTTTTGAGTAATTAAAAAACAATTTTAAAAAATAAAGGGAGAGAAATCTCCCTTTTTTTATGCCTAAACATTAAAAAATAAGATTTTTTCACACTATGATATATTTATCAATAAAATACTATAATGAGTGAAAAAAACTTAGTTGAGGAAGCTATCGTACAAATCCAAAATTTGGAAGAAGCTATCAATGAAAACGCAAAAGAAATACTTGCTTCTACTATGAAGGAAGAAATTAGCGAATTAGTAAAAGAGTCTATGAAAAACGAGGCTGACGAGGATGAACTTGATATTGACACTGATGACAGTGACGATATGCAAGTTGATACTGATGACATGGATATGGATGTAGACATGGATATGGATATCGCCGATGACGACGATGACATGGATATGGATATGGATATTGACATGGATTCAGATGACGAAGAAACTATTGATTTAACTGACGCTTCTGATGAAGAGGTATTGAAGGTTTTCAAAGCAATGTCTTCAGAAGATGGTATCACAGTTGTTCAGGATGATGATTATATTCATTTGAATGATGACAATGAAGATACTGAGTATTTAATCCAAACTGAGTCTGAAGAAGAAATGGACGAAGAATGGACTGAAGAGATTGAAGAAGATTTTGAATCTGAGAAAGTTCCACACACTTCTGAATTTGAATTTGATGATGTAGATGATGACGGAGACGAAATCATGTATGACTTAGAATTTGATGATGAAATGGGAACAGACAATGAAATGGATATGGATTCAGATGATGAAGACGTATTATTCATGTCAGGTTCAGACGCAATGTCAAACTTAGAAGAAGAGTCTGATGAAGTAGTTTACGAAATTGAAATGGACGAAGCTGATGAGATGGATGAAGAAGATTATATGATGGAATCAAAATTAACATCTAAACCAAAAGTTGGTAAGGGTGCTAAAACAGGTTCGGCTTCAAAATTCTCTTACAAGAAATCTAAAGGCGGATTTAAAGAAACAATGAAAAAAGGTAATCCTACTATGGGTACTGGTAAACCAAAATTTGAATTCAAAGAAGAGGTTATCGGTATGGAAGGTAGAACTCCAAAAATGAGTAAAGAAGAAGCTAAAGAAGCGGCTCGTACTTATGGGTTTGGTTCTAAAGAAGGTAGAGGATTAAGAAAAGGAATTACTCCTAACAGAAACCTTGTTTTCAAAGAGAGTGTTGAAGAAGAAGTTGGAATGTTAAGAGCTAAAAACGAAGAATACAGAAAGGCTTTGAATATTTTCAGAGACAAACTTAACGAAGTTGCTGTATTTAATTCAAATTTAGCATATGCTACAAGATTGTTTACAGAACATTCTACATCTAAGCAAGAAAAAATTAACATTTTGAGAAGATTTGATTCTGCAGAATCTTTAAAAGAATCTAAGGCTTTGTATAAAACAATAAAAGAAGAGTTGGGTGGAAATAATACTCAACAATTCATGAATGAGTCTTTTGAAAAAGCGATTGATAAGGCACCTCAGTCAGGTTCAGCAATTAATTTGATTGAATCTAAGACATATGAGAATCCTCAATTCATGAGAATGAAAGACATCATGTCAAAAATAATTAAATAAAAATAAACAAACAAATAATTAAACCTAAAAATTAAAATGGGAGCATTATTAGAAAGTGGATTAGTAGGTAACATCGGTCTTAAGCACTTGAAAGTTATCAAAGAAGACACTATAAACAAATGGGACAAATTAGGGTTCCTAGAAGGTCTTAAAGGCCACCTAAAAGAAAATGTAGCTCAGTTGTATGAAAACCAAGCGTCACATTTGATTAACGAAGCTGCAACTACTGCGGATTCAGGTTCTTTTGAGACGGTTGTATTCCCAATCATCAGACGTGTATTCTCTAAGTTGTTAGCTAACGAAATCGTATCAGTACAAGCTATGAACTTACCAATCGGTAAATTGTTCTACTTTGTACCTCAAATCCAAGGATGGACTGGAGCGACTCCAGCGGTTGCAAATGGTAATGGTAATGGTCACTACGCACCATTCGGAGCACCAAACGGACCTTCATCTTCAGAAGCTGGTTATAATTCAGACACTGGAGCTATTGCTAAGAATTTGTATGATTTATTCTACGAAGGAAATGAGCCAGGTTTAGACCCAGCAGGTTTATTTGACTATTCAAAAGGACGTTATCAGTGGTTATCTGCTGTGACTAACACAGTTGTATGGACTGGTGGTTCATTGTCTGTATCTGCATATGGTGGAGCGGAATACCGTAAAGTTATTGTAGCTATGTCAGGTTTCTCTAACTCAGGAGCAGGTAAATTGATTGGTCCTGATGGACAGGAAATGGATAATGAGGCATTTTTGTCTGATTTAACATTGTTACCAAGTTCAGCGTTTGCAAGTGCTTTGGGTGTTACTACAACAACTCCATTGTTGTTCCGTGTAGTTACTCAAAAATACGGACAAGGTATCGTTCAGTACGGTTCTCAAGCAACTGCATCATGGCCTGGTTCAGGTAATGGTGGTTCATATGATAACTTATGTGATGCTAATGGTGTTATTTATTTAGAAGTTGATACTCAAGTACCAGCATGTATTTCATGTGGTGGAGCAACTCCTGATGGATATAGCGGTATTACATTTAGTGCGGCTGCTATGACAGGTACTACAGGTACTAACCCAATTACTGCATTCTTCAAGAGATACGAAGAGTTGGAATTTGAAGACAAAATTGGTGAAGTTTCTTTTGACTTACAATCAGTAACAGTTTCTGTAACTGAAAGAAAGTTAAGAGCACAATGGTCTCCTGAATTAGCTCAAGACGTTGCGGCATTCCACAACATTGACGCTGAAGCTGAATTGACAGCATTATTGTCTGAGCAAGTTGCGGCAGAAATTGACCGTGAAATCTTACGTGACTTACGTAAAGGTGCGGCTTGGACATTACGTTGGGATTACAACGGTTGGAAGAGAATGAACAACCAAGCTACTCCATACACTCAAAAAGACTGGAATCAGACTTTGATTACTGCGATTAACCAAATCTCAGCTCAAATTCACAAGTCTACTTTAAGAGGTGGAGCTAACTGGATTGTAGTTTCTTCTGAAATCAGTGCTATTTTTGATGACTTGGAATACTTCCACGTATCAAACGCGGCTCCTGAGCAAGACCAATACAACATGGGTATTGAAAGAGTTGGAACATTGAGTGGACGTTACCAAGTGTATCGTGACCCATACTTCCCACCAAATACAATCTTGATTGGTCACAAAGGTACAT